TCTCCATAAACATAGGAGAGTCAGGAACAGTTGCCCTAATCTTCTCAACCACGCTACGGTGCATAAGGATAAATCCCATACCTGCTGCGCCTACCTGAATCAGTTTGTTCTCAGGCATTGGGTGCACTCTGGACAAACCAAAGCCACCATCTTTGTTATCAGTAAAGTTAAATACAGTTGGCATTGGAATCATCAAAGGTTCTTCAGGAGTATCAGTTGTGAAGTAAACTCCTGTAACAATAGGACGCTTTTCAGCATCTCTATTATCCCAAAGCAACTTGAACTTCTCAGGACTGATAACGACATCTGAGTCAACCCAGAGCAGCCATTCTGTATCTGTCTGGTCATACCAGTAAGTAATTACTGTCTCGCGCTGGCGTGCAATCTGGTTGCCTTGACTACGAAGTGTAGACTTAAATTCTAAACCAGACTTAAGCATAACATCGCAGACGCCTTGCATAAACTTACCGTCTACCATTCCATTATCGCACCAAGCGATTGAAATACTTTCTTGCATTGTCCCCTACTTTCTTACCACTTAACTTTGTCAGCCCAATATGCTGCGCTCATTTTACCCTTAGCAATGTTCTTTGCGTGGCGTGCTTTGAATGAAGCCTGACGTGCTGTTGGCTTCTTGTCACCAGTGACACCCTGCTGACCAAAGCGAATAGTCTTGACCTGCTCACCTGTCTTAGCCACAACAACGTGTGACTTGGTTGGATGGTTTGGTGTGCGCTTAGGCTTGTTAAAGCCTGACACTCCTGCTCGCTTTAGTCTTGGGTCTGTCATAGTTCTTCCTAGTTAGTACCGTAGTTGTTCCAGTTACCAGTGCGCTTTGCTTCCATCTCGCGCTTTTTCATAAGGTCACGTAGTGCCTTATCCTGACGCTGTTGCTCAATCTTTGATTGCATAGGAGCAATGCGGGTAGAAGGTGATGGCTTAGGCTTTGCCTTCTCGTTCATCATTACTTCTTCTTGCCCATCTTCTTCATTGCCATCTTCTTAGCAGCAGCCTTCTTCATTGGCTTGCCAGTCTTCTTGGCTTCAGCCTTAGCCATTGCCATACCTTTTGCTGTGTATGCGAATTCTTTCATTCCTACTTTTGGCATTATATTGCTCCTAGTTCTTTGAGTACTTCAGTTGATTTTTTATTTATATCTTTTGTCTTTGGCATTGTCTCGGAGTTGTACGCCTTGCCCAATGTCGCTGACGCTTCATATGCTGCTTCTACGTGAGCACGTGTAGTGCCCGCTGGCTGCATACCTTGACTACGTGCATCTCGGTAAGCCTGCAACTCAGAGGTCCATTTCTTGTCAGAGATGTCTCTTGTTGCATCACCAGTTCCTAGTTCGAGTGTTCCTATCTTGCAACCAAAGCAACCTTCTACATACTCAGGATGCTTTTGTATCTGATGTAAAGTCATTGTGTCCCCTACTGTGCTGTGAAGTTTGCCTCTGTTACTCCGATGCCACCGGCAATAAGTTCTGCCTTAGTTGCATCATCTACCGTGTAGTCATAGCCACCTCGGTAAACTACGTCATAGTCAAGTAGGTCATCATCGACTGCGTAGCGCAGCGTCGAATATGTAGCACCTAGTTTAACTACGGTAATGCCACGCTTTAATCTATAGAAGTAGAACAAGCGGTGCTTACCAGCAGGACCTTCTTCGACAGAAGGACCTCTAAATGTATAATTTGCCATTGTTCTCCTTAATGAACTTACTGATAGGGCAGTAGAGATTTCGGTAACTACTGCCCCACCCGTCAATCAACTAAGCGATTGATGAACCTGATTCGATTCGGTATAGTGCTTCTTCACGGTAGCGAGCAAATCCGAGTACGCCGTACCAACCCATTGGGCGGTGACGCATCAACTTGTCCACGACTGGTCCGATGACTACGTGTGGCTCTTCTGCCACTGCCTCAGCAAGTGCTTGCTGTCCGGCGATGATTGTGCGGTAAACACGTGCAGATGATGAACCGTCTGTAGCATTGTATAGACGTGCTGACTCAACGAAGTATGCACCTTCGTATGTGCCGATTTCTCCCGCCCAGATGCGGTCCTGTGATGAACCGTACTGATTTGGAAGAAGCCATCCTGCTGAACCTGTCTCTGCGCGGAGGTCGTGTGAAACTTCTGGGTGGATACCAGCCCAGTAGAGTGAACCCTTGCGTGCAGTGGTCTTGTTAGCGCGGAGTTTTGCAACTGCGCGACGGATGTTTGCAGATGAAAGTGTTGCAGCAGCAGTAACTGTTGCTGTTGATGTTGCAGTTGAACCTGAGTAGATGACGTTTGAGCCACCGCGTAGGGTTGTCATTGCAACTGAGTCAATTGAATCAGCAAGGTTGAATGCAATAATGTTTGCAATCGCTGGGTCAACATCAGCAAGTGAGAAGAGTTCGAGCGCACGTGTTACCAACACTGAGTTACCGTACTCGTTAAGAGTAATGGTGACTGATGTTGGTGTTGAGAGCGCTACTGCATCTGGGTCAGTATCTTCTGTGAGTGCTGTTGTTGCTGCTGAAAGGTCAACGTAGCGCTGTAGAACTACTGTTGAACCTGGGATTGATTGCTGTGCTGGGCGCTTGTCTGCGACTGAGCGAATGAGTGGCTCTGAACGGAGTGCGAACTCCAAGAGACGGTCATAAGCCTTCTGTACAAGACCAGCAGCACCAGCGGTACCTCCGAGTGAGGAGGAACCTGTGGATACGTATGCGTTTGCCATTTAGGTTTATTCCTTTAGTGTTAGAAACTATGATTGGATTTATTGCGAACGGAGAACGTTCAAGAAATCATCCAGGTTATCTGCCTGGTCCATTCTCAAACTTAAGTTCTCTGCTCTGTCGGGTGTAATTGCACCCTGAGTCATAACATCCTGCTGACGTAATGCAGCACGGTCTGTTTCACTCGCTTGCGGTGCTTCCTGAGTTTGAGTAAGCCCGAACAAATCTCCGTTATCTTCTAGCCAGGTATTAACTGACTCTTCAGATACATCGTCGATGTCCTTGAGGATTAGTCGTACTGCTTTAGGATTCACACCCTTTTTTTCTAGGACTTCCTTGACGGTTCGCTCACGCTGCGACTTGGATATTGTCTCAAGTTGCTCAGTGAGTTCCTTAATTCTTTTCTCGTCATTACGCTTGGCTTTCCGCAACTTCTTTAAGAGGTCACTTCCATCCATTTGTGTTTCCGATACATCAGTATCGAGGTCGTCGTCTTCTTCATCCCAGTAGTTGTTGCTCATAGCAACTGCCACCCTTCTCTATTAGTTAGTTCGCAAGCCGCAGGTTCCAATCGGGGAATCGGTCTGGCTCTTGCTACCAGTCTTATACGCTGGCGGGGCTGGTAGGTCCGCTCAGGAATTTATTTTAGATTAAGCCTTGTGCTCTATCTTTAGATGCAAATCTTCCTGGACCTCCAGAGAATCGCGCCACTTCCATACCGATAGCAGCCTGCTCTTCTTTAATTGCTTTAGCATCTTTCTTAAGTTTAGATGCTTCAAGTTTTGCTTGAACATCTGCGGTCTTAACATCCTTGCCAGCATTGATTTCAAGTATCTTCTCGTAGTCAGTCATACCCTGAGCGATAGTTGAATATCCTGCCTGCGCTCCGGCTACAGTTACGCCAGATGCTTGAAGGTCTTGAGCAGTTGCAAGGCTAGTCTTAAGACCTTGAGCAAGTGCTGCTCCACCAATCTGTGCAGCCTGTACCTTTTGGTTAAGAATAGGCAACTGTGTCTTCTCATCTAGGATGAGAGCAAGAACATCGCCTTCTGTGATTGCAGAGTAATACTCTTTGAAAGCAGACATCACCCAAGGTGATTGCTTAAGTAGACCATACGCATCATTCATACGATTAGTAACATCTACTGCGTCCATACGATTACTGATAAGGGTTGCATAGTAATCTTTCGTTGCTAGTGTTGTTGCACCGTATGCTGTAAAAATCTTTTTGTATTCATCTTCAGCCTTGAGATATGAAGCATCATCAAGGGTAGGAAGTCCTGCTGCCTTTAACTTAACATTGCCAGCGAATCTCTTGTTGTATTCAGCATTGTATCGGTTGTCATTCTTAAGTAGAAGCAATAAGTTCTCGCTAGAAATCTCTGGATAGTCTGCACGAATCTGTGCAATAGTGGCAGCGATGCCTTCCATACCGTAAGACTTAAGTGTGTTAGCAAGGATTGCGTCACTTGCTGCATCAAACGGTGATGTCTTTGGAGTTACTGCTGCTTTATTGGGCGGAATCGCTGCTGCCGCTGATGCTGCATCTGCTGCTGCTTTATTGGGCGGAATCGCTGCTGCCGCTGATGCTGCATCTGCTGCTGCTTTACTTGCTGCTGCATAATCTGATACATAAGTCGGTTTACCTACTGGAGTAGCAGACGGTGTTGGTGTCATACCTGACAATGGGTTGTATGCAGGCGCGGACGGTGTTGACGTTATACCTGATAGTGGGTTGTATGCAGGCGCAGGGGGTGCAGCATATGCCTGAGCCTGTGCTTCATAGCGTGCTGAGTTAACAGCATCGGCTCTTGAGAAACCTTGTTTAACTAAGTTAGCAATGTATGCGTCTGAATTAAAAGCCATTATTACATCACTCCAAAGTTACGTAGCACGGTCTTGGTATCGTTAAGAACTGTGGACTTATAGGCATCGTTGTTAAGATAGTCATCACTCTTATATTGTGATGACTTATAGTCAGCAATATTCTTTAATGTTCCATCAGAATTAAGGGCATCAACTACATCTTGTGTCTTAATCTGGTCTTCAGGGATACCACGTATTTGTGAACGAATAGTGATATATGGCTGCATACGTGTACGTACAGTTTGCCCTGGCTTTAATCCTTCAGCAGCCTTACCCCATTGAAGAGATGCACTGCGAACAATGTCCTCTTGTACTGTATCCCAAGCGGCAGCATTACGGAATGACTTACCTGCTAGTTTGTATACAGTTCTATCACTAACAGGAATACCATTTTCATCGTACTGTGCACGAATCTCACGGACTCTCTTGCCTAGTTGACCTTCATCTAACTTATCTGCAGCAGTCATATCCCCTGTAAGGGCACCTGATGTCAGTGATGCTAGGCGCTTATTAGCAACAGAAAGGATAATATCGCTGCGCTCTTGCGGTGACATACCACCTTTAACTGTCTTCTCTCTAGCATTAAGTGCAGCCTGATATGCTTTTACTTCTTCTTTAGAAGGCTTCTCATTAAACATATCAAGGAAGAAGTCATTGAGATTAGACTTAGCCTGTACTGTATCTGTGACTACCTTAGTTGCTGTGTCAGAATACCCACCAGTTTGAAGGTATGTCTTTACCTTAGAGTCTGTCTTGGCTAGGTCAATAACCTTATTGATATCACCAATACCCTTTTGTTCACCGACTGCAACAAGTTTAGCAACTGCAGTGAAGTCTTCAGGTGTAACCATTCCATCAAGAGTAGGTGCATAACCCTTAGGGTATAGCCGGTTATCAAGCATCTTCTTCTGAAGTGCAATACGAGCCTCAGGAGGTAGTGACTTAATATAAGTCTGTTCGTATCCTGCTGGGAATAGACTAACAATCTTACCCTTTTTGTTTCTTGGGTAAATCTGTTCCCCTGTTTCAGGGTCAACACCTAGTGATACGCCAGTGATTATCTTGCTAGAAGATGTAGATGTAGATGCTGCGCCGGTCACACCAGCGTGCTCTGCAATCGCTGCTTGAGCCTCAGGTGTTAATGTTCCAGTCTTTGCTGGTTCACTATATTTCTGACCCATTAGTTGCCTTCCAATTCATTTGCGAAGAATGCATAGAACATCTTCTGGAAATCTGGATTACTTTCGATAACCCACTCTGCTTGCGCTGCAAGCCAATCACGTTCTGCTTGTTCTGCTTTAGCGCCAGTGAATGTCTTCTTGCCTAGGTTATCTAGTGATGTTTGACGTAGCGCCATATAATCGCGTAGAGCAACCACTGAAGGCAGGTCTACGAATCGCTCATCTTGTACGAGTGTTTGAAGTTGAGAGATGATACGACCACGCTTGTTAGGGTCGAACTCTGAGACAGGTCCACCACCCATAGCATCCTTAAGTGATTGAAGGGCAATTGAGTACTGACCCTTATCCAATTCACCTGAGTCAACTCGTGTCATAAGTGCATCACGTGTTGCGTAGTAACGCTGGTTATTAACCTTCTCAAGGATTTCTTTTGCAGATAGTCTCTTCTTTGTATCGTGGATAAGGTTCCACTGGTACATCTCTGTAGACAATCCACCGCCTGGCATCACATATCCCCATACATCTTTATACTTAGATGCAACATCAGGGTTTGCTACTACAAAGTTGTATGAATCCCAGTTAGATGGACCATTACCTGCGCTTGCGCTGATAAGAGCAAATGCCTGTGATGGACCATATAGGTTAAGGAAGTCATACCAAGACTTGTTATAGTCACCATCGTTATCCTGGAATATAGTCTGGAAGTCTTCAAGAAGGGCAACCTGCAGGGTTGTATCTCCATCCTTATCCTTAGCAAGACCGTTCTGAATCAAAGCCATAGGTGATACAAGACCAACTACACCACGCATAATAGATTCCCAGCGTGAGAATGTGTCTGTATCTGCAACTAAACGAGCCTGGTCATCAGGGTCATCTAGGTTGTAGTTTCCACCTGATGCAAGGTAGTTCATTACTGGCTTAAAGTTAGAAGCATATGTTGCTTCCATACCTGTAACGCCACCAAGAATCTTGTTCCAGTTACCAGGAAGAATTGCTGTCTGCAATCCACCGCTAAAGTTTGCACGCCCGAATGGGAATAGCCACTTCTGGATACCCATTGGCATATTATCAATAAGGTTATTATTGAATGTTCCTATTGCGCTGATAGGCAGCGTAACTCCTGGACCAATACCAGGTAACATTGTGCCAGAACCGAATGCAAAGTTAAATGACATTGGGTTAGCAGTAAATGCTATAGGTGCACCATTATAGTTGGCACCTGTTGTCATCTTTGCAATTACTGCCATTGCTGTACCAGCAAATGGAACAAAGAACTGACGTTGCCCTGATTCAGGGTTAGTAAAGAAGAATCCCTGGTTAGGGTCATAGTAATCTTCTGCATCTGTCATCAAATAGATAGATGAAGACTCTGGCTTCTGTGTCCACTCAAGGGCTTTAACAGCCTTGTAGACGTTAGTTACATTCTCTGTACCAAGTTCAGCCCACTTGCGGATTGTATTCTCCCACGCTGCTCCGAATGGTGCGATAAGACGTAGTTGATGGAAGATAAGTCGCTTCTCACTTGCATTATAGAACAAACCTTTTACCTGATTGCGTGCATAGGTATCTGCATATGCGTGTGCATCTTCAATAGATAAAGGACCATTGCCATCAGCAGAACGAAAAGCATTCCATACAGGGTGCTTTGACCCTACATTAACTCCAGCCTTCTGCAATGGGTTCAATGAATCCTGTGCAGTCTTAAGAAGTTGAGCCTTAGCGTTAGCATCAAGGGATTTTGCTATGCGATTGATAGCATCCCAGTAAGCCTGACGGAACTCTGGACCAAATGTAGAATTCTTTTCAAGTTCTGTAGCCTTATCAAAGAACCAATCTACGAATGTGTATCTATCAGCCCTAGATTCTACATAGGCTAAGTTCTTAGATGGAACATTTACAATAACTCCATCCCAACGACCAGCGTTAGAAAACGTATCTTTCAAATCTCTAGCAAATTGTGCCTGTGATTCGAGCAAAGCCTTCTTGCCTGCACGCATTTGCTTTGAATTGCTAACTGAGTTTATGGCTCCGTCTGCAGCACGTGGAATAGCGAACTTCATCGACCCTAGTTCAGTGCTGCCTTTAGCAACAAGTTGCATAAGTGACTTATTGCCACCTGTTGTTTCAGTCACACGAGCAAGCAATGAGATATCTTCGCCCTTTGGAGACTTACCTGTATAGAGATAATTCTTTAATCCTTCAGGAGTCTTGATAAATGCCTTAAACTTTTCTGGAGTTGCCTCTGCGAATGCGTCTAACTCCTTGCGTCCTGGACCATATAGGAAGTAATCTACTACAGCGTCCTGACGGAACTGACCTTTAGCCATTGCAGCCTTAATTGCAGGTGTATCAAACCCAGCAACTACACGTGAAAAGATATCTGAGTTGAGCATACGCAATTGGTTAGCGATACCATCAAAGAATCGTGGCGAGCCATAGGCTACAGCGCCAACATTCTTGAATTGAAGGACTTTGTAATCACGCTCATCAAAGGCTCCGCCTCTGGCTGAGTTCATCATATCTATATATGAGTTCTTAGCACCGTGTGCAAGTGTCTCATCAAGAATATCTAGTGCATCATCACCAGTTGAGAATGACTCGTCAAAGACTGTGTGACGATAGTTATCGAATTGACGCAATACTTTTCGCCAAGTCTTACCATCTTCGCGTCCAAGCCACATAGCCAAAGCCATACCTGGGTTATTAAAGAATGAGATGTGACCTGTTGCAGCCACACGAATCTGCTCTTCAGCAATGTTACGAATAATGTACGCCGGACGTACCAACTGAATCTTCTTCCAGAAGTTGTTGATTGCTGCGTCAGCGATTTCTTCGCCTTTAGCAAGTGTCTTGTACTTTGACAACTTGTTTGTAAGTCGCAAGAGTTCAGTTACAGGTGGGAAGTAGATGGTTGAGTTAAGCAACTCAGATGACATATGTGGTCCTGGAAGGATTACGCTATCACCGTTAAGTTGAAGGTACTTAAGTTCTGCTCCAGCAATGTGCTGCTTTGCCCAATATGAGGACATCTGCTCGGCAGATGACTCGAATGCTGTTGTGTACTTCTTGAAAGCATCCTGCATATGTGATGGTATGTTTGCTGAATACTGAGCGAATACAGCCTTCATTAACTTAACTGATGCAGCGTAGCCAGCAACTGAGTGAGTTGCGGCATCTGCGATTTCGTCGATGATTTCATCAAGGACTTTTCTATCAAGTTTAGCGGCTACGCCAAAATCTTCTGTTGAACGAAGGAGTTCTTCTCTATCGTGTACATTTACAATAGAGCCAGACTTAACTTTAGTCTGATATCCGCGCTTAAGAGCAGGCTTTGCAATTGTAATTGGAGCCTTGATACCCGCAGCGAATCCTTCAAAGAGTGCTGCTACTTTACCGTGGTCTGAAATACGAGACTGAACTCGTGCTCCTACACCCTGAAGTGTACGCACTGCTGGCATAGCAAACTTTGTACGCTCTGTTGCTTTAACTCCAGCACGTGCAAGAAGTCCAGGCTGTAATGCTCCGCCTTGGATATCACCCTTAAGCAGGTAAGGTGCCAAAGCGTCAACTACATCATCCTGAGTCTTAGCATCGGCAAGTGCTCGTGCTACATCGTGAGTAATCTTTCCATTGGCTTTGCGCCAGATTTGCTTCCAGTCAGTCATCTCGACAAGTTTGTCGACTGCTACTGTTCCGCGACCATTGGTTAAGAAGTCAGCAATAGCCTGATATGCAAACTCAGGACGTTCAAGAGTCTGATTTATGTTAGCAAGACGTTGTACATCAATCTCCCAAGCCTTACGCTTGTCCTTGAGGCTAAGGGTTGCATCGTCAAGTTTCTCTGAAAGAGTGCGCTCTGCTTTCTTAGCCTTAGCAGCGGTACGCAGTACACGCTCATTCAATGATTCCATTGTCTTCTGTGTGCGAGAACGCTCTGCAACCTGCTTAAGTGAGAACTTCTCAGCGTCTGTTGCTTCCTTAACGAAAGCCTTAGACTTCTTTTCAAGTTCTTTAGCAACAAGGAGTGCATCCTGTGTTACAGGAGTCTCTGGAACTAAACCTTTTGCTTCAGATAATCTATCTTCTAAAGTTTTAATTGACGCCTGTAGGTTATCCAGGTCATCTGATGTGTAGAGTGGAACTCGTCCTGCTGCTACAGCATCTGAAATTTCTGACTTGATTTGCTCAAGTTGCTTTGTCTGCTTGGCTAAAGCGTTCTGTGTACGCTCAACAATTCGTGGAGCCTTAAGTGCAGCCTCAATAGCCTTACGTGATTCAGTTGCCGCATCAGCCTTCTCAATGAGTTGAGTCTTCTGTGCTGCAATATCATCAAGACGAGCCTGTGCTACACGGACACTGACAGAAGATTTAATTGTATCTTCTGCTTGTCCTGATGCTGCAGCACGTGCTTCATCTGCACGCTTAGATAAACTGTCTGCATCGAACTTCTTGAGTTCATCTGCTTGCTTGCGAATAGCCTTAGCGGATTCAATAGTTTGGTTTTCAACTTCTTCAATCTTAGCAAGACGGTCCATAGTCTTTGCTGCTGCAGACATAGCACCAGAAGCCTGCTGCTGTTGAGCCAACTTGCGTAGAGCCTTGATGTCAGATGCGCGAGTTAAGCCTGGGTCAAAGATAAATGAGCCAGTGATGTCTGCGACTAAAGCAATGTTAGCGCCTGCGCGACTCTCTGGGTTGCCAAGAGTAAAAATATTTGAGTATGTATCACCAAGAATTGTGCGTGGGCGGTATCCGATTACTTTGCCATCAGAGTTGCGGATAGCAACCTTTGCTGCATTAAGTGAAGCCTGGCGTGCTTTGTGTCCTAAGCCAACTTCTTCAGATGGAAAGAATCCTTCACCAATCTGAATGTCAGGGAACTTACCTTTTTTAATATCAGTCATTGCTTTAATGGCTATTTGACCAATGGTTGTCTGCTCTACTGGACCAGGAATTGCCTTCTGTGTTACAGGTGCTGATTCAATACCGAGTCCCTTTGCAGATGCAGAGATACCAAAGTTTTGTGCAGACTGTGCAAGAGCGGTTGTACCCTGGCGCCATTCAGCGTTTAACCAGTTGAATGTTCCACCAAGTATTGTGGTTGTTCCACGCACTACAGATTTAACGCCTTGCCAAAATTGCCCTCTGCCAGTGTTCTTAAATGCTTCTGTCTCGCGCTTGACTGCTTCATCTTTTTGATTAGCAAGACGTTGTTCACGAGTTGATGCGTCAATATTAGCAATGCTTGCAGCAACACCAGACTTAGCATCTACACCTAGTGCAGACAAAGACTGGAGAACGCCAGGAGACATAATATTTCCCTGGGCATTCTTCTTAATTAATTCAGCCTGGTAAGGATTTACAGAAGATGCGGCGACATAAACCTGCTCTGCATCAATCTGAGCCTGTGTAAGTGTGTTAGAAAGTTTTTTCTGGTCTGCCACTACTGCACCATCTGCTGGTCTTCAAAGTCCATAGTCTCAACAATTGCACGAAGGTCTTCGTTGCGTGGGTTCTGTTGGTACATCGCACGAATAATCTGACGTGATGGGTCTTGAGATTGAACTATACCTACAGGAAGTGGGTTAACTTCTGAACCTGCCCCGTCACCGAAAGGCATACCATATGTAATGGGACGGTCAGGTGTCTCTGAAGGTGCAGTGATAGGAGTTACGCTAGGAAGTGGCATACCTGCAGGAGTTGAACTCTGTTGCCCCATAGCAAGTCCTGAGTTAGCAGCATCGTTTACTACTTTGTTTTCTCCATATGCAAAGCCTGTGTAGTTGATGTTTGGAACACCGTCGGCTGAACCGTTACCACCATTGCCAGAAACACCAAAATTGTTTTGCGGTGCGTTAACCTGATATCCGCCGCGGGGGTCTTGAGGTGCAGTAGTCACGTTGCCTCCTACTTAGAATGTTTGAATTGTGTTTTGGATAGATAAGGACCTGCGGTAAAGGCTGTAAGTTGTGATGCAATTTCCATTGCTTCGTAAGCATCTGCGCCTGCGTGCAGTGCTCCGAGTGCATAAGGTGCACCAGAACCTGCAGCGTAAACTCCGCTTACATTCTTACTTACTGCTAACTCGTGGTCGATATCAAATATCTCACCGCACAATGCTATGAGAAATTGAAATCTTTGTTCTGTCTTTGGCTCATCAAAGTTAAAACCATTTGACGAAAGACATTTACGAAGCGATGGCATCGTCTTTGTAATCACAAAGTGAAACAAATCTTTCTTGTCGGACTTTGTTGGAACTGGTGGTTCCCAGATATGCTGTGCTACATCGCAAGGTAGAACCTCACCTGAGCCTGCAATCAAATAACCATTTGATTCTGAAATCTTTTTTACATTTGGATGAGTGTAGATATATCCGCTGTCATCCGTAGTTCTGCTATCAGCAACAAGGACACAACTATCGTCGTATTCGATACCAATAAGTGTTGTCATTGTCCCCTACTTTGTTATCTCTTTGACGTAGTTGTTACTCTTGCTGAACCCTTACCACTTGAGGTAAGTGCTGAAATAAGTGTTTGCATATCTGGACGTCCTTGAATCTGTGGTGCTTCACCTGGCATACCTTGTGGTGCTGCTTCCGGTGGAAGAGCGCCTCCTGCTGGAGAAGCGGTGGGAGCAGGGGACGGTTGCTCAACCATAGATGCTGCCCCAGCAGGAGGAACCTGTTGCTGCGGAGCGAAGGTTGCTTCAATCGCATCCTCAAGCGCCTGTCCCTTTTGGCGTGCTTTGATAACCGCAGCAATTTTACGAACTACCTCTGAGGCATCTCCGCCAGATGCAGCCATTTGTGGGATGGCTTGTGTATAGGCAGTAATGGAACCAAGAAGAGAATCTCTCATCTTCTCAATTTCAATCTTTTCTAATTCCTGTGTGACGTTAACTGTGAACGGAAGTTCACGCATAGCCATATCCTTAGAGATAAGACCGCCACCTAGTGCCTGGAGCATAAAGATAAGACCCTGTGCAGGGTTCAAACCAGCAAGCATTCCGTAACGAACATCTGCTGAGTAATCAGATTTGATGTCCTTAGAAGGCTTGTATGTAATTTCGTATGGGGAGCCAGCGTCAACACCACGAATGGTCTTCTCATCTGGGAAGATTAGTTCATCAGTTTCAAAGCAAACACTGATTACATCACGAAGTGATGCAGCAAAGATTGCTTGTGCTGATTTAACCTGGGTGTCAAATGCACCCATAAGAGCCTGTACGCCTTGTCCAGTGACAATAGAGGCATCGATATTTCCTGTACGTCCTTCAGGATAACGTGCACCTACTCGTAGTTCTTGGTTGAGTAGTTGCTGTTCTGTAAATGCTCCCGCTGGTACATTGAGTTCCACGCGGCGAACGCCTGCTGGATTGGATGTACGGATGACCGCATCTCCACCCAACTGTAGTTCCTGTACATCCTGTGGAAGAACGATAGGAGCCTGAACGCTCTTCTCTGCTGCTTCCATTGCAAGCAACGCAAAGCGGTTGCGTAGCAATTGGATACCAAGAACATCATCAAATTGTCCACGTAGTTCACCATCGATAGATGGCTTACGTGCAATAACAACCATCATCTTACCGATAGGATTTGCAGCCTTCGATAGAACTAGATTGTCCTTTGATGGAATATAGATGACTGACTGGTCTTTGTCGTAGTAGCGAATTAACTCAACCTGAGCATTCAAGTCCTGCTTGTAACCCATAGGTCCAAGGAGCATTGAATCGTATTCAGGGAACTGAGTAACGAGTTCGCCTAGTGTCATCATATATCGTTTTGCAAATGCAACACAGCGTCCGTAGCGGTCAAACTCTGGGTAAGCCCCCACTGGGTTTTCTACGCGGATGCGAGGCAGTTTGCTTTCTTCGTCTAATTCAATGATGAAAGGGACGAAACCAAATGTGATGTACCAGTCAGCGCCTGAGTACATCTGTACAGCCAAATCAGAATGTTGGAAATAGTTAGCAGCAATACGAGTACGCTTGTCTGCAAAAGAACGTGCACGGTCATTGACCGCATTGGCTGCAGAGCAGTTAACCGCTGGAAGCGGAGCCATTACTTCAGATAAGTCACGGGCTACGATGTCGATAAAGTTTGCGACTACGTTTGCATCTACGCCATCTGGGAAGAAGTCTGGGTAAACCTCAGAGATTTTTCCTTTGCGGACAGCAAGGACATCGAGGTTGCGAGCATCGCGCTCGTGATTGCGATAGCGCAGCGATTGTACGCGTGCTGCTACCTGCTCCATTGATAATGCCATTGTTGTCCTAACGATTAAAGGGAAAAATTATTTACTTTTTGTAAGACCTTTTGTAAGTTGTTTCTTTCTTTGTGCCGCGAATTTTTGTTCCTGGAGAGAATTCACCAGTTGCGGTGGTGTGCTGTGTTGAACGTCCGCGCTGATTAGCAGTAATTGCTGCTGCTGCTTCTTTAAGTTGTAACTTTGTTTCTCCTAAAGAGCCTGTTCCAATTGCTGTTGGAACATCACGCAATTCGCGTGATACGTTTCCAACGTAAGATGTAAGAGTGTTGACAGCCTTGTAAACTGGATTTACACTTTTTCCACCACGGTCATTAATTCCTGCTGAGTTTCTTGAATTTGCCATTTTACTTTCCTATCCGTAGTTTTGTGCCCATTGCTCTGCAAAGGCTTCGTCGAGATTGAGTGAGCCACGTGTGGACATCTGCGCCCTAGTAGCCCATCGGTTTGTTTGGTACTGTCCCACTCTGGATGACTGTTGCATCAACTCACGGATGCGAATAATCGCAAACCATAGAGCCATAACGCAGTCGGTAGGGTTCTTGGTGTCAGGCTTCCAGGTAATCAACTCTTGAACCAAAGTCTTAAGACCTTCGGAGCCTTCATTAGAAGGCAGTTCGATGATGTTGTTATCTTGGAATCGTCCATCACGTGCATTGCCAAAGAGCATTGCCATAGATGCCACACCAAAGGATGTGTCCCACTTGTTCTTACCAGTGAAGTGTGAGTTCAACTGGCACCCATACTGGGCTAAAAAGTTTCTTAAGTTATCATCCAGGGCGTAAGCCTTCTGATGAGCGTTAATTTCGATTCGTACTTCCTGGGGCTTGTACTTCTCAACCCAGTCTTCAATCAGATTTTGAATCTTTGCTGGACTTGGCTCAGTCATATTGACTGCATCAAGTACGTAAATCTTTCCGTCGGCTCTGTTGAAAGTACAGATAACCGCACCTGTGGCTCCTGCCATAGCAGGGTCAAGACCCATAACTGTGTAGGTAGATTCTAAATGCTTTGGATGTCCAGCGGTTCCTACTTTAAGTGGTCCACGCTTTCGCATTCCGTTGACAGAACCTTGGATACATACTGGTGAGAAGATGCTGTCCTCTTGGACGTCTTCTTGTTGGTAGACCATAGCCCATACTGAGGGAGCGACTTCAGAGCGACGCGTAAAGAGAGAAGGTCCATCCCACTTGGGAAAAAGTCCGTTCTCATCTGGTTCATCCAATTCGTTTTCTTGTTGGTCTGATTTAGCCCAAAGTGTTTTCCAGTTAGCGGGCTTCTCATCAAACTCAAGAACGGCTGGCATAGCGCAGTAGGTGAAAGGTGACTTGCCACCGGACCACTGCCCTGGGTCACGGAGCATCTTGTAGAGGTCAATCGGTGCCACTCTGGTTCCAACGATAATTAACTTACCGTGTCTACCAAGACGGGTGATAACTTCCTTCTGAAGCCAGTCCATCTGTTTTTCCCACTCGTGGGCATTTGAACCCATCACAGCGTCATCGACGATAATCAAGTCGGCACGGGCACCGTAAATCTGGGAACCGATACCGAGGGCTTGAACCGTTGGGTCTTTTTCGCCTGAATCTCTGCCAGTACCTAGGTAAATCATATCTGCTTGCCACTGGGTAGCATCAGCCTTGTAGCCACCATTAGGTCCGAAGGCAACCTGCAACTTGGTATAAGCCGGATGGCTTAACCTGGTCTTGATTGCTCCAAGGAACTTACGAGCCATACCTTGAGTCTTAGAGACGATAATGACTCTAGTGTTAGGGTTAGTCACAATTCGGTAGACGACATAGTTGGTCGTGATGACCGTAGACTTGGCGTGCTCGGGTGGTACGTTAATCAAGATTCTATTAAGAGCAGATTGCTCATAGGTCATAGCCGGATGTAGCCATCTAGGTTCCCGACCCTCAATCATATCGAACCAGTTGAGGTGGTGGGGGAAGAGTTTGGTATCTAGGAATTGCTCACAGAAGTCAGGGAACTCGATGTCCTTTAACTCCTTGAGGTCAGCCTTGACGCCCTTACCTTCCAGGCGGGCTTTCTCGGAGCGTTCCTTAAACTCAGGTGAGTTCATCACCCATTGTCTAAAAGTTGTGTCATTACGGTTGACGGTAGCCATAGCACCAGTTATGGTGTTGCCCTGGGCTAGTTGGATAAGAACTCGCTCCTGGGCTTCCACCTTGGACATATCTTGCTTACCGGCTTTACGTCCCATTAAGTGTCCCATCTAGTCGCCCTCTGGAGGGCTGTATATAACACCTATCACGCCAATAAAATAACGGCATAACTCTGGCGCATTCCTACGAAGTAGGTTCGATATTTATATATTATATCGAACGAGTGAAGCCCTAGCGAAGCGAGTTCGCTAGAACTTTTAATAAGTTCTTGCTATATAAGATAACCCGTTGGAACGGGTAAAACCGAACACTGGTTATTAAATATATTTATATATGGGGGCTATATATATAAAAGCCCTGGTCAGGGCTATTCTATAACAGAAAAATTTAGGGTAAGACATATATATACATCACACTGACCCTAAATACACCCGGGGTCAAACATATCTGACTATATGCAATTGTCGACATATCGACACTGACTTGTCTCTGTATCTTGTCCACATAGTGAGACCCTTCAGGGGTCTTTATTTACTTTACATAATAAATGAAAATCGGATTATCAAATCAAAATTAGAATTCGAACTATCTACCCGTAAGTAACTTAGCCCCCGTTAATAAGTTACTAGAAAATAAATCCGGTAACATAGAGACCCTGTAAGTTACTCGTCGGTAACATATCGGGGAAGAATAGTTGAAAGTTCAACTACTTTCAAATGTCGACAAATCGACAGAGTGCAACTATTCGAACATCTGTTCGTGTGATGTAAATCACATAGATTTAGGGGTGTTTAGGGTTGACAAGCGTCAGAGTGTGGGATAAGTTTCACTCATAACTTAATAAACCAACTACAGGAGGCAAGGCAATGAGTGAGACAATTAAACAAGCAATGAAAGAAGAGTTTACCAACGCTATCGAAAACGGGGAGACCTTAGAATCAATCCGCGACAATTCGGGGGAATGGGTAGATGGTTATTTGCCTATCTATTATAACAAGATAGTCGAGGAATGGCAGGAGATGCCCGCAGAGTATAACGACAGAGGCAAGGCAGAACTAGGGGCAGACAGTGACACGACTATCTATAGCCTTATGAGTCTAGACCTATACATCTATTACACAGATTTATTCAATGAGGT